GAGGAAGAGGTCAAGAAAAAGGCAAAATGACAATAAACACGAAATACAATCTCGGCGATTTATTTTTCATAGCGGGCGCGGGCTCGGTGAAGTACCCAGGGGTATTGGTTATTTACGAAATCGAATCCACTATTAGACAGGGCGCCGACGTGCATCCTAAAAAAGTGATATATCATCTAACCGATGTTGAATCGCCGAACGTCACTAATCCGCATCGAATGACAGAAGAAGATATCGAACAACGCCTGGCGGATGGTAATCTTTTTAGGAGTATTGAGGCGTGGGAAAAAAATCTCTTGTCGATAATAGAGGTCAATAAGGAGATGTTCTACGCAATACAAAAAAAACACCACAAAACCAGGCTCGATAAAATTCTAAACGGAGATAATCCAGAGGATTCAACGAATTGAATAAATAATAGTATGAGATTCCGTGTTATTGATAAACTGCGCATATTCGATTTTGATGATACCTTGGTCCAGACCGATGCGAAAATTTACGTTACTAATAAGGGACTAGCGTTATCCTCTTTGGAATTTGGTAAATACGAAAAAGAAAATGACGATGTGTACGATTTTACTGATTTCAGGTCGGGGCATTTAAAGAATCCCCAGGCCACATCATTTTTTAAAACAGCATTTAAAAAAATCGTTTTGGGAAATAGTGATATTATGATACTAACGGCGCGGCCGCAGGAATACGCAAACGAAATTGAGGATTTTTTATCCCCGCATGTTTCGATGGATAGGGTTAAAATAGTCGGCGGTGCTGAAACGCCTGAAATAAAAAAAGCAGGAATTGAAAAAATGCTGGGTAAATACAAAGATATTCGATTTTATGATGATAGTGAATCTAATATCGCCGCAGTTAATACCTTAAAAGATAAAGCGGCAAAGATGGGTACGAAACTTGTCACCCAAGTTGTGAAGAGGTAATTATTTCCCAGCGACAGGTTTTGCTGGGGCCGAGGGGGCGGCCTGGGTGGGTTGTTGTTTTACAGGAGCCGCAGTTGGCGCGGGTTGTTGTTTCTGTTGTTCTTGTTGTTGCTTAAATGCATTTATTAATTCATTAGGGAAAGCATTTTGAAAATAAGTATTCAAAACATTAATAACTATAGGAGATAATACTTGTGCGTTTTGACCAAGGAGTTTATTCAATTGTTTATTAAAAAGAGGCATTATTTGTTTTTGAATTCCCGCGGCGGCTGTTCGAGCGGTTTGTTCTACTGTTGGGGCCTTGGTTGATTTCGGCTTGGCGGGAGCGGCGGCGGCAATTTCTTTTAATATTTTAACTTTTAACATTGTTTACTCCTTCAATAGTATTTATTGATTTGGGGTAAAATTCATTTCAATGTGTGGTATAATAGTAGTATAGGAATAATAAACGATAAAAATGAGAACAAGTACGAATAAGGAAAACACTCGACAATATTTTTTCACACTCGCCAAAAAGTTGGCCAGAAGATTAGGCGAGAAAAAAATCCTGAAGGAATTAAAAGAAAACGAAGAAATATCAGTTGATAAATTGCTTAAAATAATAATGAAATTAGACGAGAAGGGGCTTGACAAGTCATAAAAAATATGATAACATAGGTGTATGAGTAAAAGATTATTGTCACAAGATCAGGCCCTGCGTAAAATCGAACTTTCCTTGAAACTGCAAGGTAAAGCGTTTTCCCCTGAATTTATGACCTGTAAAAATTGTAAATTTGCTTGGAAAAATATTACAGGAAGAGATTGGGGGCCGACGAAGGAAACCTGGCGAAATCACTGCGCCAAGTATGTCAACGCCCCCTACCACGCCTATATCCGTTACAAAGTAGTTAGAAAAGACGCAGAGGGAAAAGTGGTGTATTATCCGGGGGCACAGAGATGGGATTATGAAACTAAAAAATATGTTTCTACTATTAAGCCAGGGGAAACCGACGAAATGGTTTTTGTTTATTCATCGGGAAGAGGTGTTAAAAAAGTATGCCGCAGATTTGAGGCATCAGGGAGATAATAATATGGCGCATAATCCATTAGGAATGCCAGGGACATTGACCGCGGAAGATATTGAGCGGATAAATAAGAACAGGGAAAAAACATACAACAAGAATAAGGAAACCGCCGACCTTGTTAAGATGATGAAAGAAATCGGCATC